AACAACTCTAACAATTCAATCCTCAACACCGCGGAATGAATGTTCATACCAAACATTGCCTAGGCCATCTCCCTTGCCACTTTCTACGGCTGTTGTTCCATCGTCTATATATCCAAATGGAAGCATATCGTCTTGAATTTCTGCTAATCGCTCTTTATAAAGCAATCCTTTAATATTAATGTCAGTTAAATTTTCAAAGACATCAGTTGAAATAAACCAACCAAAGAGTACTAGGTTCATCATCAGATCGTCATGATTGCCAGACGAAGCTTCGTATGAACTACCTCTTGAAACAAATGTTGACATCTCAATAATCGTATCTGAATCATATACAATGAGCTTCTTCTGCTCAATAAGATCTTTAATTGTAGAACAACCAATACGTTTTACTCTTCTCGTCATAGTAACACCAATAGCATTACTCTTAATCGAAGATTCTACAAAGATATTTTCGTATTCTAAGTCGTAGTATAATCCATTACAAACTACTGCACCTTGATCATTACTCTCAATAACCACGTACGCTTCGTTGAACGTCTTTGCATACTTATATATGATATCAGGAAACAGCATAGGCGATAGCGTATTATCACGGTATACTGCAACTTGTTCAAACGGCTGAGCCGTCACATCTATAATATTAAAAGTAGAATAGTCTTGCCCTCTACCCTTTGCTACATCGACCATCATTACATACTCGTGGCCTTCTTGTGGTTCTTTGTAGATCGAAATATTTTCTTTATAGTACATCGGGTCTACTGATTTTTGAGCTAACAAATGATTAGCATCAATCAGAGTATTCCCCCGTCCATGGAATGTATTACCAAACTCTTGATCAAATTGCAAAGCTGATGTGTTAGCAATGGTTTGTTCTTTCCATGCTTTATCTCTTCCTGGTACATCCCACCAATCTACGCGGAATGATTTAAATTCATTTGTTCCTTGAGTAGCACCTTCCCATAGCTTATGGTATACGTTACCAATACCATTTGCTGTAGAGGTAATAATAATCTTTGTATCTTTACCAGACGATACTACTGGATAGGTTGAAGTATAGAATTGAGCATCATTATCAATGAACGCAAACTCGTCAAGAAACAGTAAGTTAATCGATAAACCACGAATAGAACTACCAGACGTGGCAGCTGCAATAATCTTTGAGTTATTACTAAATTCTATAGAACCTTTGTTGAGTGCTTTACACCCTGGCTGCAAAAAGAATGGTAAATTTTCTAGCATCAGTGTTACACGTGCTAACATTTCTCTCGCCGTAGCACCTTTGTTTGCAAGAACCGCAATAGTCTTCTCAGGGTGGAAACATGCATACCATAATAAATAACCCACCGATGAAATAGATTTACCAGACTGTCTACATGCTAAAACAATAGAAAATCTATTCTTATTGAAATGATCGAACATCTTTTCTTGATACGGATATAGTTTAAATGGTACTAAACCACTATCAAGTGAGATCACCTTTAAGTAAGTCTTAGCAAAGTACGAAGGATCTTTCATGCACCTTGCGTATTCTATAACTTCTTTTTTTGTGAATTGTGTTTCTACACCATCTCGCTTTACTGATGGATTTCCTAGATAACCAAACTCATTATTCTTGATCTTCTGCATCTATAATCTTATTATTATCAATCAACATTCTCTGTAGGTCTGTAGTAGAACCTACAAATACATTATTATTAGTCACTCGTCGAGCTTCTTCTTGTTTATCGTCTTTGGTTAAATCTTTCTTAGCTTTCTGAAGTGCCATCAGTTTTTCTGTAGTATCAGCAATATCTTTAATTGATTTTGATAATACTTCAAATGCTCGAGGGTGTTCTGATTCTCTCGCAAGTTCTGCTAGTGAATCTAGTGAATGTGTTCCAGTTTTTATTAAGTCTCTGTAAGTATCACGAGAAAATTCGTAATCATCCTTTATGTCTTTTTCTTCAATCACTTTAGGAGCTTCTGGTTTAACTGGAAGATTCTTCTCCAGCGAGCTTCTCATCTTATCTAATTTGTCCATAGTTAACCATCGTATCCTGGTGTATTATCAATAGTAGTAGTTACTGTAAAGTCTTCATCAGTGTCTCCCGGTTCTACGCTAAAGGTTATTTGTTCGAACACATGGGTATTACTACTAGTTCCAAGTTTTTCTGTATCTAAATTAATTTCTCTAATAATACTAGCGTTATCATTAGTAGGTCCGTAGAATTTCATTTTCATTGTAAAGTCTAGTTGATAAATGAGAACCCTACGTGTAGCGTAATCGCCTTCATAATCATCTGATATATTAACGCTATTTAAAATAATTGGAACGTCTTGTGAAAAATTAAATGTATCAACTGGTCGTATAGACACTGTATAATCTGGCGTAAAGTAAGGAAGTATTTGCTCTACTATCTGCAATCCATCGTCCTGGCTTTTAGCCATTACATATAGAGACATCCCTATATCATAGGACGTAAATTGATCTATTACTTTCTTTTTAGTAGAATCAGACGTATTAGATTCTACAATCTTATTCATTTTAGATAATTTTTGATTAGCGTCTATGCTTAAATCTGTAATTTCAAATGCCATCCGCGGAAGCTTTAAAGCAACTGGTTGGTTTCTTCCATGCTCTTGATCTAATCTAGAAAGAAACTTTTCCTTAGGGCCATAAGATAATGGAACTTTAACTTGATTGAGAACTCCACCATCGGCTGCTTTACGGATTACATTAATATCGTTAAATAGTGTGCCAAAAACAGCCACCGATTTACGCATTGTTGCATGATAAAAATGATTACCAAACATTAGAAGTTCTCCGAAGGATCACCAAATGGATTGGTTTCCGTAAAGTCTAAGAAATTATCAGTAAATGTTTCAAATGCTACATTTTGAGCATCACCGTCTGTAGCCATAAAGTTATCACTATCGTTATCACCCACATCGTATACTTTAGTAATGTTACAAGTATTAGTGGATTGACCACCAACTAATCCTTTAGTATTTGATACAACAAACTGCCTATAATCACTAGCACCAGTTACTCCTACATTGGATACGCCGATAGTAGCTGCAGTGTCTGACGTTTTTTCTATCGTTTGAACTGTGCCATAAATTTGTACTGCTGGAGTATCCCCATCAGCTTCCACTAGGGTTTGTGTAACAGTTTCACCTTGAGTAAAGTGAGCACCAGCTGTAACAGATACGTCCATACCAATGAGATAAGCTTCTGCTCCCATTGTATCATCAATAACGTCAAGTCCAGTTTCAAATTTCTCATCGTTATACTCAAAGAGTGAACATGTAAGTTTATAAACTGGTAAGTTAGATAACTGGTAGAATGGTTTATCATGCTCTACGAATGTAATCTCAAAGAATGAGTTAGTCATTGGTAAGAATAATAGATCACCTTCCTGTGGTCTTATTTGACTCTCGTAACCACCAATCATAGTATTCCATGCTTTACGTGAAATGACAAATGAAGCTTCATCTCGTATTTCAAGACCAAACTTCTGGTATAAATCACCCGCACCTTCAAAGCCATCGACATTCTCAATGTATGCTTCCATTAGGTAAGCATCATCAAAGTTAGAAGCAGGATCTTCATTTAGAATATTATCACGGCTAACAAGATTGCGTGGGATATAGTAGACGTCTTGTCCAAATATCTTAAGTGATTCTATTACCAAATCTTCGTATAGATTTTGCTCTGATCTAACGGCTTGGGAAAAGTATACGTTTCTAGGCATTAATTATCCTATATAAAAGTCAACTGGCTGTTCCCAGTTTAATCTGACTTCTTCTTCTAGTCTTTGCAATTCCTCAACGGCATCATCAAACAATTGGCGACCGTTGAAAGTAACCCCGCCAGGCATTGTCATACCTTCAAATTTTATTAGATTTGCACCCCATTGTTTCTTAACGAGTGCCGTAGCATATTTCTTTAAGAAGTAATCGTTATACACATCAGTAAATGTAGCTGGATCAATAATTCGATAAGCTTCAACTACAATATAACCACCAACTTCTACTTCATTAGCCCAATCCATATCAATTCTTAAACGATCTTGGTGTCGATCAAATGAGACAAACTTATCATCTGAATCAATAAGAATATCAAGTGTAGCTAAGTATTCTTTGGCCATCGTGTACTCTAGTAGACTCCCCATATAACCAAGGCTATACATATCGTTTAGATGCATTTGGTATTTCACATCGAAAAGGCTTGTACTTGAGCTGTGATCTCTAATTGGAAGAACTCTAATAACGTCAGTAACTAGCTCTGGAATTGGAATATAGCCGTAGTCAATCGCACCTTTGCTAACGGTCGATATCGTAGCAGTATTGGTAGAAGTACCACCAGTTATAGTTGTACC